AAGGAAGCGAGTATTAAAAGACAACGCTACCCGCTTATTCCCTAGTTTAAAAGTCACCCATGCAGTAGCCGACGCTTTATTAATTTTGTATTGGTATTCCGAGAAAAGAGGTTTTTTGCTCCCTAATTCGTAGACAATCTGTATACAAATAGATTTTCTTATTACCAATACCCTGTAGAAATGGGGGCTAGATAAGAAAATCACATTAACAAAAACTTTTTGTTTGCATTGTGTATACAAATAGTACACGATGTTTACATATGAACAAGATGACCAACCAAAAAAGATAATGCGATGTGCCCAAAATGTAACAGCAAAGCTAGCAAAGTTATCCGAACAGTCCGATACTCTGACAGGATCTACCGACGAAGAACCTGCAAGTCGTGCGGACATAACTACACCTCACTTGAGGTTTACGAAGGCGTTCTCGCCAAAGCTACCGACGCACTTAACAAAGTTGTTATGGAAAGAGACATTTACAAAGAAAAGCTCCTGTACCGAGAATCCTGTGCATGATGACTATGGAGATGACACAAACATTGCTCTTCAGAAATTTTACGACAATGCGGAGCCTAACACCTGTTACACTTTGGAAGAGATTGCTCAAGGTATTGGAGTCACCCGTGAACGGGTTCGCCAGATTGAAGCTGAAGCACTCAAGAAGTTCCGCCGTCGGTTTGCTCAGATGTGTAAGAATGACGGGATAGACCCCAAGGAATTATTTAGCGATGATTAATATAATTGGATTATGTGGACCGATGGGCGTGGGTAAGTCTACCTATGCTAGAAAGATAGCGGAAGAGCAGGATGGGGTTGTTTACTCCTTTGCTGATACACTGAAGGAGATGCTTGCCGTATTGGTTGGTCGTCACCCTGTGTATGAGAACAAGAGTCATCCGATTGAATGGCTTGGCGGTGTGACAGGAAGATCTCTTTTACAGTCTTTGGGTACCGAGTGGGGCAGGAACATGGTTGGTAGCGATATATGGGTGCAATCTCTGGAAAATAAATTTCAGTCTTCTTATGCACCGCTTCGCTTGATTGACGATTTAAGATTTGAAAACGAGGCTCACATGGTTCGTCGCTTGGGCGGTGAGGTGTGGCTCGTGAAAAGGGATGGTATTGAATACACCAATGAGCACTCTTCGGAGACTCCCCTACCCGATCACTTAATAGATAAGGTGGTCGAGCTATGAATTTCAGTATGTTTAACAGATGAGCCTGTTTACAGTACTGATGCTTTTAGTCCTAGGAATGGCTTTTATTTTCTACTTATACAAATGACTTACGAATTATACGATTGGCAGGAGCCTCATGCTCGCAAGCTCGCATTCGCACTGAATCGATTTGATGTTGCGATGGATGCTAGTGACATGGGTACAGGCAAGACCATAGTAGCAGTAAAAGTAGCGAGAAGTTCAGGGTTAATACCTGTAGTCATTTGTCCTAAAGCAGTTGTACCTAACTGGAGGAAGGTTATCGGTTCTGTTTACGGATACGATGATAGTTTTGATGCTATGGTATTTAACTATGAGAGTTTAACTCGTAGTAAGAAAGACATTCCAATTATTGAGCGAACAGGCAGGAGTAAGTTTCGTTTTCGCTTAGATCGTCGTCGTGTAGTATTAATATTTGACGAGGTTCATAAATGTAAGGGTGACAAGAGCCTCAATGGTAAGTTATTATACTACGCCAAGGAGCAGAGGTTTAAGACTTTATTACTTTCAGCTACTGCAATCCATGACCCTCGCGACATGAAGTCTATAGGGTACGCACTTGGATTGCACGGCTACCGAGACTACTGGAACTGGTGTCTACGCAATGGATGCCGTAAGGGTTTCTTCGGGGGCCTCGACTTTGACAGTCGTGGTTCCTCGAAGATTCTCAAAAGACTGCACGAGTCAATTTTTGGGAGTGGATTGCGTGGGAGTCGCTTAAGAATAAGTGATTTACCTGAAGGATCTTTCCCCGAGAACTTTGTAATGGTTGAGTCTTATCAAGTATCCGCCGTTGATTTTGATGACTGCTATTGGCAGATGGGTAAGGAGTTAGAAGAAGAGGGTTTGGTTGATATGACTGAGGACAACCCTTTGACTATTATACTGCGTGCTCGTCAGCAGGCAGAGTTGATGAAGATTCCTGCTATCTGTTCTTTAATTGAGGAGTCATATGCTGAGGGTAATTCGTTAGCTGTGTTTTTAAACTTCCGCGAGAGTTTAGAGAAGTTAAAGGAGATGGTTTCAATAACTGTTCCCCATGACAAGATTGCAGAGATTAAGGGAGGTCAGTCCGATGACGAGCGTATTACAGCGATAGAAGATTTTCAGTCTAACAAGAAGCGTGTTATGCTGAGCATGATTTCAGCAGGTGGTGTAGGCATATCCCTGCATGACGAAACTGGAAATGCCCCGAGGGTTTCAATCATCAGCCCTGGTTTTAGTGCTATTGAACTACGGCAAGCTCTTGGTCGTATATATCGCTCGGGAGGCAAGACCCCTGCCCGTCAGTACATAGTGTTTGCTGATGGTACGATAGAGGACTCTGTACGCGATGCGGTACGCTCCAAACTTAATAAGTTAGATTTGCTAAACGATGGCGATCTCACTGATCCGATTTTCGAATTATATGATAACAAAAATAATAAACACCGTGAGAGCCTTCGTGTGTCGTCTGCTGTGCAGAAAGCTAGAAGTCTCTCCTCCACCGTCACAGCGAGTTCCTAAACGCCCAATACTATGAAGTTAAACGAAGAGGAAGATAGCAAGCCAACAGATCCAATAGATCTATTACCTGATAATGTTATGGAGAGGCTTATCGCTCGATCTGCCGATCTCGCTACTTACATGAGTGATCGTCAAAAGCACTACGAGAATTTCTTGCAGGGTAATGTTAGTGATTCATCTACTATGGCACTTACTGAACGACTTGCTTTCTATGAGCTTACGATAGATGCATTAATTCTAAGACAAGCTGAGGTAGAGCAGAGACTTGGCGGTACTATAAACGATGGAGGTAGTAACTGATGTCATCTCCGATAGCACATCACGAGTTTGGTCCGAGTACTTTAAAGTACATTGAGGTCTGCCCAGGCTATAGGAGCAGTGGTGACACAAACCCTATGGCTGAGGAGGGCACTATGTTGCACGACCGAGTGGAGCGTGCTGACCTTTCTGACCTTACAGATGAGCAGAAAGGGTTAGTACAATTCTGCCTAGATTACGCGAAGCCTTTTATAGATGAGGCTGACTTTTTTAAACATGAACAAAGATACGAAATCAGATTATATGGAGATAAAGACATACAAGCTAGTTGACATGAACGGTGGTCATTCTAACGCCCTTACAGCAAAGCTTGACGAGGGTATTATAAAGGTAATAACGGACGATGGTAATAGCCTTCCGTTAGGGAGATATCTTCTCAAGGAAGACATGATGGAGTTTATAACGAATGTTGTAGATCCTATTCTGAACAGCGATGGATAAGATGTTGAAGAGCATTTTCGGAACCTCAGATTTAACCTGTGTTAAGGGAGATCACATGGATGTTCTTGACTGGAAGTTCGGAAGAAATGCGGTAGATAAGGCAGAAGAAAACATCCAAGGTTTGGCTTATGCACTTGGTGCAATGGATGAGCATAAGGACTGTAAGACTGTTACCATTCACTTTGTTTTGCCTAGGCGTGGGGAAACTCACCAGCACACCTTCACTCGTGATGAGCTAGAGGATGCGAGATTTAGGATTCGTTTAATTATAGAGAAAGCACTTCAGCCGACTCCTGCATTGAATCCAAATACTGACTCCTGCCGTTATTGCGGTCGCAGAGTTGATTGCCCTGCTCTTGCGGACAAGATGTTGCCTCTTGCAAAGAAAGCTCAGTCCTCCGTCGAGGACTTCGAGATTGCTATGTGGGAGTCCGCTGACCCTGCCTTGGTCACCAATGGTGAAACAATCGCAAAGATGAAGCGTGTCGGTTCAGTCATCGATAACTGGAAGAAGTCAGTTGACAAGAGGGCATTAGAACTAGCCCATGAAGAAGGTTTAGAAATACCTGGGTTCTCGGTTTATTTCCGAGCACCTTCTATAAAGCTAGACAGTGCAGTTGATGCATTTGAAGCTGTAAAGAATTCAGTATCACCCGAAAAGTTTCAAGAAGCTTGTTCGGTAAGCCTACCAATTTTAGCAAAGGTCTACGCAGATTCTAGGGGTATAACTCAGAAGAAAGCTAGATCCGAGCTAGAGAACCTGCTTGCGAAGGCAGGTCTGATTCCGTCGGACGAGGACAGGATAAAGACCCCATACCTTCGAGCAAGCAGTAACTAATCAGTAATAATCACAAAACATAACTAGTCGTAAGACACAAAATACAATGAGCACAAGTACACAAGACAAAAAAGCCTCTAAGAAAGAGGCAAAAAACGAAATCGTAGATCCAATCGCTAACGGAGCCGAGCTAGGTGCTCCTAACCTACCTGTATTGGGTGAGGTAGTTGGGGACTTCGACACAGGTGATATGTCTTTCACCGAGTTGAAGATTGCACAGGCTGTTGGCCCGTTATCGGATGACTACAACAAGGGTGATATCGTGATTGGAGACAGCACGGATCGCATAAAGATCGGTAGCATTGGAGGCGATCCACTAGAGATCACTGTAATGAAGCTGACAAAGTCGTTCGTGGAGGATGTTCCTTATAATGGGGATGAGATGCCACGGACAGCTAATACCAAGGAGGAGGTCTATGCAATGGAAGGAACCCTTGGTTGGTCTAAGGATGAGAACGGGAACAGAGTCAAACCTACATGGAAGCCTGTTGCGGAGGCTGTGGTCGCAATTAAGCAACCTGACGGGATTGATGATGTTCAGTGGTTTCCTTATCGGCACATGAACGAAGAGGAGGAGTTCGAGAATTATGCGTTGGCTACTTGGAAGATCCGAGGAACAGCGTATTATGCTGCGGTTGATCCGATCGTTAGTGCAGCTAAGACCTATATGCGAAGCGGTTTGATGTACGGCTCTTTTAAGTTGAGCACGGACAAAAGAACCTTTGGAGCAAACAATGTGGCAATACCTGTCATTAAAAGAGGTAGTCCAAACCAGCAGTCATTCGCAGAGTGGCTCGCAGAGTTTGTTTAACTCTTAGTTTCAAAAACCTTGGGGGGTGGGTTCGGGATAGCCCACTCCCCATTTTCACCCAAAAAATTTTATATGTTATATGTTATACACAGCAATCGATTACGAGACAGAGTATGGTAACAACCTGTCAGTAACAACATCGGGTAGTCGCAACTACGCTAACGAGCTTAGTAAGACTCAAATTTATATGCTATCGGGCTACAACCCTGTTATGGGTGCGATAGCTGGACCTCCTGAGGAGTTCCCGTGGTCAAAGGATATGGTATTAGTCGCTCACAATATGAGTTTTGATTGGGCTATGCTATACAGAACCGTAGAACTTGGAATGGCTCCCGAATGGGTGCTCGACCTACCAACTTTCTGTACCGCAGATATGTGTGTATATAACTACATATCTAGAAGTTTAAACTTAGCAGTTAAGGCAGTCTTCAATGAAGACCTTGATAAAGGTATGCGTAACTACATGAAGGGTAAAACATGGCAGGATGCAATAGATCAAGGCAAAGACAAAGATCTCTTGCAGTACGCAAAAGATGATAGTTATTGGTGCTTTAAATTATTTGAGGCCTTACAGCCACACTTCCCCGAGCATGAGGCTCGCATTAGCGAACACACAAGGCACATGGCGTGGCGTGGTGTTCCTTTTGATAAGGGTCTTGCAGAGCAGAAATACTCTGACCTTAGTCACAAGCGTTTCGAGCTACTTTCTTACTTAAAGTGGACTGATCGTAGGGATGAGAAGTATCGTCAAAACTACAAACCTAGCTCCCGTAGAGGGTTGGCTTCAGAGTGCGAGCTTCACGGAATACCTGTTCCTAAAAGCATGGCTCAAAGCGATCCTAGTTTTCTGGAGTGGGTAGATGAATACGGAAACGAGCACAAGTTTGTTCGTGCATACTCTGACCACTACAACATCAATGTTCATGCTAATCGTGTTAAGTCTATGATTGGTAGGGCTGTTCAAGACGAAGAGGGTAATTGGAGGATGAGTTACGGCATGAAGTATTGCGGTGCTGATGCAACTTTAAGGTTTAGCGGTGATGCAGGTTTTAATGTTCAGAATATGCCACGGGCAGAGAAGTGGGATACTAACTTACGGCATTTACTTTCTGCCCCCAAAGGTAAGACTTTTGTAATTGCTGACTATAATGCGATTGAGCCTCACCTATTAGCCCTAGTGCTTGATGATGAAGACACTCTCGAACTTTTACGGCAGGGCTACAACCCTTACGAAGCGAGTGCTCGATTAACTATGGGTTACGAGGCAGAAGGTTCTTTGAAGAACGAAGACCCTAATCTATATCTCCTCGCAAAGATTCGTGTTTTAGCTCTTGGCTACGGCAGTGGATGGCACAAGTTTTATGAGCAGGTAAAAGACTATGGAAGGCTTGATGTTCTTAGTAAACCTATGGGCAAAGACACTCAGTTTAAGTTCGGAACTTTTATTAAGAAGTATGCAAAGGATCGTCTTGAGGAGTGGAAAACGCTAGACGATGACACTAAAATCCACTGGGTAAATGCGTGGGTTCAGGTGACTGACTTTAGGGGCAAAAACTCTTTACTTACAAAAAAATGGAGGGAGTTAGAGAAACACTTTGTACGGAGTGTCGGTAAAGATTTTTCTTACAAGCTTTTGAATGGTGAGTACATAAAATACTTCAGTGTTCGTCATGAGAAGAACCCTCAGGGATACTCTTGTTTTACTCGCAGAGGTGAGAAAAGAAGGTCTTGGTTTTATGGCGCTAAGATATTGGAAAATATAATTCAGCGAGAAGCTCGTTCAGTTTTTTCCAACGGGTTGCTCAACTTAATAGATAGTGATTACGATGTGGTAATGCATGTCCATGACGAAGTTGTTGTCTTGGTTGACGAAGACAACGCAGAACAGCAAGCAGAGAAGATATCGGAGCTTCTTACCCTCCCTCCTAAGTGGATTGGTGACAGGCTTCCGCTTAAAGCAGAGTATCAAATATCAAGGAGGTATCAGAAGTGATGAGTGAGGTTTTTTGTATAAGGAATAGAAGAGAGAAGGTTGTAGAGAATAGAGAGCCTTGGAATTTTGATAGATCAACAATTCCAGAATTCCCTACTAAAGAAGCTTTCCGAGCATGGGAGAGTAGCCGTGAAGCTAGCACTTGCTGTTACTCTTTAGTAGAGGGGGAGATACCTACCGACATAATATCTAAACGGAATTCACCTAAGTGGTTACATGGTGTGGTTGCAGACTTTGACTGCAAGATGAATCAAGACCAGTTTAATGCGTTTATGACTCGCGTGATAGACGCTGAATACCAACCCGCATGGGTGAGCAGATCTTATTCGGGAGGTGTTCACTTAATGTATCTTTTTGAAAACAAGATACCTTACACTACAAGTGCACATTTCAATCGGTTCATGACTCTTCTTCGTAAAGAGCTGGAGGTTGAGAAACTTGGTCCTGACTTTGACAAGAAGACATGGACTAACACAGCTACCTACTATAGCCCAGGAACAGATTGGCAACAGGTAAGCCGTGAGCCTTTAGGTGAGAATCTATTGTACAGCTTGTTGTACAACTCATCTAAAGTTAATGACTTTTCGGGTGCAGGGGTTGAGATACCTATTGAAATCCTTGCTGAGGAGATGGAGAGACAGCATCCAGGTGAGCTACCTAACATGAAAATTGGTGATAGGTGCAGATTCTTTTGGGGTGACAACCAAGGGAACAACGCAACTTCATGTGTAGTTCGCCCCGAAGGCATGACTGTCTATACAGACAAAGCCGACAAGCCGTTCTACTCATGGGAGGAGATTTTAGGTAGGGATTTTGTAAGAAGGTTTGAAGATGATCGTATCGGAGGTTGCATTGCTCCTTACTTTTTTGACGGCAAGGAATACATGTTTGTCGATGATGGTAAGTTTGAAGTTCTTTCAAAAGAATCCCTGAGACTTGCTTTAGAGTGTCGTCACGGTCTTAGGAGCCGACCTCCTAGAAGTGGAGGTGCTTCTGAGATGCATAAAGCGATCTACAATATTGAAACGAGCAAGCGAGTGGCAGGGTTTTTACCTTTTGTTTTCTTAAAAGACAGGCTGGTTCAGTTCCGTGGTAAGACATACTTCAATACATCTACCATTAAACCGATTGACCCTGTAGAGCAGACCTGTAAATGGGGCGAGGGTTTTCCAGTGTTAGCGGAGTGGATGGAGCATATGTTTGGGGAGGAGCAACTTCGTTATGAGTTAGCTTGGTTAAGCTATGCCTATAAGAATGCAGAGAAAGGCGAACCAGAGAAAGGTCACGCACATTTTCTTTGCGGTGCCCCGAACTGCGGTAAGACGCTATACAATACCACAGTTTTAGGTGGTTTGTTTGGCGGTCATATGAAAGCTACAGAATACTTCATGTCCGTAACAAGCTTCAACGATTACTTATTTGAAGAGGGTTTCTGGACAATTGATGACTCTGAACCTGCTTCTGACAAAAAGCAGTTAGATAAATTTACATCTATGGTGAAAGAGTTTGTTGCTAACGATGAGTTTCAGATTAGCACTAAGTTTAAGAAAAGCGGTCGTGTATTTTGGCGTGGTCGTTTGGGTGTTACTCTTAATGACGACCCCGAATCGATTAGATTAATTCCTGATCTCGGGATGAGTGTTATGGACAAGCTTATGGTTTTTCGTTGCAATTCTGGTTTTAACTTTACCCGTAAAACGAAAAGTATAGTCGAAAGTGAGCTATCTAGCTTCGCTAGCTACCTCAAAAATATGGAAATTGATGAGGATTTATCAGACATAAGATTTGGTGTAAAAGCTTTCATTAATGAGGATATTAAACAAATGCATCGCCAAAGCGGTGAGCTTGAGACATTTATCTCTATATTTGATTGGGCTAGAAATACTCTAGCAAATTCAGACATCCCTGGTCGAGAATGCTATTGGGAAGGCACTGCTGGTGAGCTGATGAGTTTAGCTGAAGGTGAAGGAGCTAAAGTGCTAATCAGAGGTCTTAGTGCTACTGATGTAGGGATTGGTCTAACGAAACTTTTTCTACAAGGCTGGAGTGGCTTACAGCGTATTCGAGGCCATTCAAACCGAACTCTTTGGCGGATTGAGGGGGCTGACTTTTAGGTCTTCCTGGCCTCCCTTTTTTCCCAAACGCACCTTTTTTTCGAAGTCTGCTACGGACCGATTCTTCTGACACTCCTAACATCTTAGCGATTGTCCTCGGTCTGTAGCCTTCGAAGAATCGGGCTTCGATAAAAATTTGAGATTTATTGAGCCTTCTCCTGATTCTTCTTTGATCGATGGCATATAAATAGTTTTTGTTATCTAATTTAACATCAAATTTTTTATTTATTGCCCCGTCAGATTTAGAGCTGTTTGACATTTTTTGAACAGCTTCTTTTGTAAGCCCCAAGGACTTAAGTATGTGGTTCACCTTGTGCAGATTTCTTCTGCGTAAATTCTTTTTTCTGGAAACTTTACTATAGCTTCGCTTGCTACTATACACTCGTCTCCTTCTTCTGAGAATTGTAAACCAAACTTCATATCCACTATGGAAGCTCCTTCGTTCTCATATGCAGCAAGTCTGATCTGCGGTAGTAGTTCGTCAACTAGCTGTTTAGCTTGGTTGCCGATTGCGTTAATAACAGGTTTTTCTAATTTCTCCGAAGAGTCCAATAGGTTTGACATAGATATTAATGATGAATACAAGTGACCCAATAGTATCCCATTAATATACACACGGTCTCTTAATTACGCAAGTACTTGATAGACAACATTGCTCAGGTGGCGGAATTGGTAGACGCGCTAGACTAAGGATTTCTTTGGTAATAGTCAAATCTGCACAAGATCCGCATAAACACTGAGATGTGCTGTCGTCAGTATGTATACTAAGAGGTCACAATAAAATTAAAAATGACCCAAAACAGCACTAGAACTAAAAGAGGAAATCGTATATTCAAGAAGAACCCAAGCTCCAAAGGTTGGACTTTCATGAAACAAGTAAACGGCAGAAGGTATTACTTCCCATTGGGGGTAATTTTATCGGACGCGAAGACATTGGCAGATGAGATAGATGCGTATGCATATTTAAATCCTATTGCCGATGTCGTAAAAAAGTTCAGACCAAATGGTTTGAGCGTCGGCAACGACATATTCCAGAATGCTACCATCGGGGATGTTGCAAAACGCTACAGGCTACTCGCACCATCTGAGTGTGGGGTTGAGCCCTCAACAATTAAGACCTATTTATTGGTCTTAAATAGGGTTATTCGTGAGGCGACTGGTAAAAACCCAGAGAGGTTTTATGTGAGCGACTTCACCCCTTCCCTAATATCTGAGTTCAAAAGGAGAAGGCTTGAGGGGGTTACCGATTTTGATAAAAGGATCTCGATAAAGAGAACCATAAATAGCTACATGAAGCAGATCCAAGGCATTTTCTCAAAGCGAGCTCTCAAGCTGTATAAGGATTTCGATGTGAGTGCAGTTGTTGAGACTTTAAAGGATTTTGATCCTTACGATAAGATTGGAGTTAAGTACAAACTTCCATCGTATGATTTGATAGCTAGGACTCACAAGCTGTTGGAATCTTATGATAGTTGTAAAGACCAGTATATAGCTCTTTCTTTAGCCCTTCATTTCGGTCTTCGTCGCAAGGAGATTCTAAATGCAAAGAGGAGCTGGTTTACAAAAGTAAAGTCTCAGTTTAAAATTGCCGTTTTTACCGATGAAACATTTCGTGTAAAGGCAGGAGAAGACGGATACGCCTTCGGCTCATCCGTCATAGCAGAGAAGATTTTGACTATGTCCGACGGGTTTGAATATCTTATAACAGGAGGAGAGAGGCATGCCTTAGACCCCGTGCTAAAAGACTTAAGAAGGATTGGATGGGACCGAATGAAACCATTGCATGAGTGCAGGAAGCTGTACGGATCCTATTGGGCTAGCAAGGAAGGTTTATATTTTGCTCAAAAGACATTGAGGCACGCTACTCCACTTACAACGAATGATTACTATGCTGATCTCATTGACCAAGAAGAGATCATGGAGCTATGGAGTGCCTAGAAGCTTTTTCCGTACATATGCCCGATAGCCATTTCTCGTAGAGCCCAGGGGTATCTTTTGTCAGACACAATCATTAGCTTAATCTTAAATCTTCTTCCTCGAAGGTTTACAAAAATCTTATTGTGTTCATCGACCTGCCCTTTGTACTGACCTTTGTACTCTTTTTCTTCATTGCATATGTATGCGTAAAGAGCCCCGAAACTGTTTTTATGGAATGAAAGATCTAATCGGTGTACCTGCTTTTCGTTGTGCTCATCCCCAAGATGAATCCAATTGGTTTCAGCAATAGCCATATACGCATTTCTGTAGTACCTTGGATCTCTAACTTCGCCTACACCTAAGACAGGTTCATCGAATGGGCTTGAATGATACACCCCTCTGTATGAAAAACCTTCACCTTTTGCAGAAGCCACCACAGAGTAATCCTGATCAGTTGGCTCTATTGGTTGATGAATATCTGGATATACCTGATCTAGTTGAGGACTAGCTGGAAATACTGGATTATTTAGGTCTAACAGATTTGTTTTATTGACTACTTGTTTCTCACTGACCGCAATAACTTCTCCAGAGTTATCTCTTGTTGTAATGGCAGTGACAGAGTTATCCACAAAAGGCCCTGACAGGCTGTCAGTTCTTTCGTCAAAAATATAACCTTTATATTTAGGTGGTTTTGTAACCCCCTGCCAAGGTCTGTACTCATTGATTACTTCTATTGAGACAACATTACAACCGCAGTCGTCTTCTTGTATGACAGGCTCAGCAAACTCTCCACATATTCCTGGAGGCGGTCCATTATCGTACAGCGGTATTGTGTTTTCGCCACTACACAGGCTTGTTTCGCAGACTATGTCCGTTACAAGTGGGATATCGTAGCTCATTCGATTCCGATTTTCCTTGTGGGTATTGATATCTCTTCAGCAAATCTTTTATAAGTTACATTGTATGTAAATTTTTCTTTGCCGTTTTCAAATATTTGCGAAACCTTATTTAGCTCGTCAGGTTTTAATCGCGGTATGCTGCTGGATATTTTATCAGGATCTTTTGTATATGAGTAGAAGAATGTAGGGATTTCTATTTGGCCTATTGCGTAGTATTCTTCGTTTTCCCAAGAGAAGCAGACTGTAGGAAATGTCGGTATTGCTTGATGAGGGCAAAACCCCGTCTCTTGGCCGCATGTACGGCCGTCTACTGTCTTAAACCCGTGTTCAAATGTAGGTAAGTCCCAGCTTGATTTTAATGTGATTAAGCCTCCGTTGTAGTCTTTTGTATCGCTCTTGAAAGTGTTATCTGAATCTATAGATATTTGTGACAACCCAAATGTATCTGCGTCGTCTAAGTCTATTACAATCTGCCCGCTGTAATTCGATTCAAAGTTTATCTTTAATAGATTTTCCAGACCGAGTCTTAGAGACATATTACCTTTTGCGTCGATAAGGTCATATGTTAAAATTCCATCATTAACATTTTTAAAAAAATGTATATCTTTACCAGCCCCTAACTCTCCGCATAGCAACTGGTTTCCTCCATTTTCTTTGAAATCGGTGTCTCTTGTAAAAAACTCAAATCCTTCCAGGAAATCGTAATTGATTAACTCAGACTCTCCTTGGAATTTAATAAGTTCTCTGTAGTTTCCTGTTTCTGATAGATCTAGCTGTTCTATAAATTGCTTAAATATTTTATCGCTTCCTGTGTTTTCCCATTCTCTACCAAAAGCTTCTGAGTCTTCAGTGTTCAGATAGTTTTCTACTTTCCCTGAGAGTGTTGGTAGTTCTGACGGCAATGAGCCTGAGGAGCTGGTGCTACTGGATGAGGGGCTGCTTTCGAAACCTATGTTTTTAAAACCTGGCAACTTTATTGTAATTTTTTGGCTTACAGCTTTACCGTATTGCTTAAACTCGTCGTACCAATAAAGAGTAGACTGCTCTCTTTCCTTAGAAAAATCACTTAGATCATTGGGGCTAGTGTCAGGGGTTAACAAGACATCAATTGTATCGATGTCAGATAACTCAGATCTATGAAAAATCTTAGAACCTCTGATATATTCTGTATTCTTGAGTTCTGGACGGCTTGCAGAAAATCTTTTCTCAGCAGTATCCCACCCATTGTAGGACGCGAGGCTGGACAATAGAGTATTGCCGTGATTCTCTACTTTTATTTGCCAGTAACCGTTATTAAGACTGCTTAGAACTATCTGTACGCCGTCGTACTCCCTTCCAGTATCTGGGTTTACGGTTTTATCGACATTTCCATAAATAAAACTTTCAGTGAAACCTCTACTGTAATCGCCTTCAAGATATGACAAATCCTCTCCAGGAGGTACCCAGCCGTATAAATCAGAATTTTCATCCACAAGCTCCATCCACTCTTTAGGGCTTTGAGGTATTGAATTCCCATAAAGCGGTCCGCTTTCTTCGGTTTCTATCTTATTAAAATAAAGTTTGTCAGCCCATCCCCTAAGATTTGCTGTAAACCATTTATCTGGATAAGGGGTAGCATCGCCGTATATGGAGTAAATAGCTTTATCATCGTCATTTGCGTCTTCTCTAAGCTTTATATCTTCAACATGTACAATCTCAGCATCAATACTGGGTGTCACTAGGTCTGGAATAATGGTTTTTTTAAAATCACTTTTAATATTATCAGATAGAGCTACAGCAGCAATGTTTATACTACCTCCGCTAGGTGTCGCGTGCGTCCCTATGATGTCTCCGTCTATTTCAAAAGATTCTGATTTGTATTCAGTAGAGGGATCCCATTTGTCAGAAGACCCAAAATTAGTCAGATTCTCAAAGTTATCATCTCCGTACTCATGCCAAAATCTTTTTACGAACCATTTATTTGTGCCTATCTTCGATATCGTTACTAAAGCATTTTTTGTAGGCATTAGCTCTGGATCTATAACTGGAAACCCTAGTACACTTGTCGCATCTTGGCCTGATGATAGGTCACTATAGTCAACGCCTATTTCTTGACCTAACGATGGATGTAGATGCCTTTTGCCCAATGTCCCATCAGAACCTGCCCAGAAGTCAGGAGACCTGTTTACTAGGCCGTCATTGTCATCTATTACATCTATTCTAATATCATAACCAGACGATCTTCTTCTGATATCAAAGAAGTTGTGGTCATGTGGCCAGACATTCGGCCAACTGGTGTCCTCTTCAAAGTAGTATCCTAAGGGTGAGACTCCTCTTTTAACTTCAGCTTTTGTTCCTGATTCTAAGTCTGTAACCTCAAAAGTGATTGGCTCTTCATCAATAGAATCTCCAACAAGAAAGGATCCAGCAAAAACAGGATTTACTAAACCTCCTGATGAGCTAATGCTTGCTTTGCTAAATACATTTAATCTCACCCCCGCAGCCGATGGGGTTTTTAATAGATAAGCATTCTCCCCATCCAGCATTCCGTGTCCTGACCTAGCCTCAAGCCAGTGTGTTCTACTACTGTCGTCTAGGTCGCAAGCCCATCCACACATCCACGGATCTCCCGTGATCGGTCTTTGAAAAACTTTTTTTTCACCTGTAAAATACCATTCGGGGTCGTCTTCTCTAATACGCTCTCTGTAAAACTCTCTGTTTATTAGAGTTATCTCTTCACCATCTATAAAAACGCCAGAAAAAGCCCTTTCTTCTAGAGACAGTATTACATCATTTGGTATTCTTACACTGTCGTATACCTGATTGAGCCATTCAATGAAATCCTCTTTTTCTTCAGGTATTGACCCGTAGTCTGTAAGTCTTTTACCGAAAGGCCCTAAGTATTCTCCAACTTTTTCTACGAGCTCACCTATGTTCAGTGAGGCGTAGGTAATACCTCGCTTAAGAGGTGGGCTTGCTACTCTCTTTAGAGGCTGGTAACCGTTTCCATAAGTCTGCATTCCATCACTACACTGTTAGAACAGCAACATCGCCAGGCCCATACCCAGCCACATTTTTAGAAAAAACTCCATAAGTGTATGTACCACTTGCTACAGACTCGTCGCTGTAGGTTGCTTGCCCCAGTGCTGCGTAGTCAAGTGTGGTACTGTCTGATGAATTGATAGGTGTAATACTGCCTGAATTTTCTGCACTGTATGCATTTACAAAAGCCGTAGCTTGATCGGCACTAACAATCCCATTATTGAGCGGGTATGTTGCTGACTGATCCCCGTTGAGTCTAAAGATATGGATTTCATCTATGTTTGCATTCAGATTACCAGATCCGTCGTCTGGGTTTACCCAAGTTATTGTTACATTAGCCATAGTTATTAATTTGTTATTGTTCTAAAATATTAGCAATCGGTTGTTTTACGGTGCGGTTTAGATGACTTCAGTTGTGACAGTTATTTCACTAGTATTTCCTGTGGTGTATATGCCTAGAGAGTGAACTGTAGGATCTTCAGTTTCCCTTGAGTATGTTATATTGTGTCCTATGACATTAGAGTAAGGGTAGTTTATAATTGGTTGTGAACTATATCCTGGTACAAATGGGCTTTGGAAATGGTAGCCTTCCGAAGTGTATGCTGGATCCTCATACGGATCGCCTATGCAAAAACCCCAGAACTTATAACTATAAACATTTCTGTTATTAACGAGTGAATCTGGGCCGTGGTAGCCTACAAGATAATAATATCTCAAGAAGTGACCTGGTCTTCCTGAGTGTTCGTAAATTTCTTTTGGAGATTCGTCCGCACTAGGCTCTCTTATTCCTAAAACTTGGTTCCAGACACCTTCGGCATTGAAGATATCCTGGGTATTTTCATCCATGTAAGAGATGCTTCCAAGTGAACTAGAGTTGAATGTTATCCTTTTATTAGTCGAGAGTATGCTTATGTTTAAAGGACCGACTGGAGGCACTTCGCAAGTGTTTACAGGTATGTCTGAACTAAAAAAATGCTGAGATCTTAGTGCTGATCCGTAGACATCTACACTAGCACTAGGTAACGCATTTCTGTTATTTTTCCACTCAGGGTTCTGGGATGTCCAACTATGTAAGTTTAAAAACTGAACTTGTTTGTAGTATGTACTGTTAAGGAATGAATTATAGGATGAGTAATTCTGAATATAGCCTTGTGTCGTGCTCCCTCCTCGAAACTGATTATTGTTGTCATAAGCGGATACCCTCATGTTTTTCGGTCCCATCGGTTCGCTAGTGTTGCCAAAGAAACTGTCGTCTTCTGTTGTCCAAGCACTCCAAACATTGCCCGATCCAGACCATCTATCCCTACTCCTGGCACTCATTCTAGTAGTAGCATTGAGGTCAATGACTGACCTATTTACTACAGGCATTCTTACAAAAACCCTCCAATTACTGGGCTGGTCAAATACTAAATCATCTTCATCTACAGCCCTCATCTTATTTACTAGCCTTGGGTTGATTAGTGCGAAATCTGCAATTTTATTGGTATCTTCAACACCGTTAATTATAGGATGCACCCTCCAATAGTGGACAGGGGTAATTTCTTCGTCTATGCTATCTACATCTCCGTAACTAGTATTACAAATGTCTATAGGCTGGAGGGTGGTTCCTTGTTGATTGAATACTAACCCTTCATCTACACTGTAGTCTCCTTCTCTGTTATAGAGGTGTATGTTATAAGATTCTGCATTTTCAACATCACCCCATCTAACTCCATAATCTCCATCGTCAGCTAAAAGTAAAGGCTCTAGCTGAACATCTAAATTGATATTTGACGGCCCGTAAGTAGGTACACTCACACCTGTTAAGTTAAATGGGCCATAGCTTGGAGAAGCTACAGCATCAATTCCTGTAGGCCCGAAGCTAGGTCTAGTTGTTACAGTTAGTTCAGATGGTCCTAAAGCTGGCGGTAGTACATCCCCAAGCCCGTATGGACCAACCAATGGTGCGTCAGGCCAGATCATTTGAGCTTGAAGATTAACGCCTCCTTCTGGTCTGTCTCTAATTATGTGATCTATGTATAGCCTTATACCGTATGACTGCGATGCATTTACCCTAAGAAGTATGTCATGAACTCCTTCGTTCATGTTCCAGTCAGTGTTCCCGAATAAATCAGCAGTTCCGACAACATTAGTATCCATCTGATAACCGTCTGATCTAGCGTATGCTTTTACAACAGAAGTATCTAGGGTTTCACCTAGATAGACTTCTCTTTGTAGCTCCGATATATCTAAGACAACATTCTCGTCGCCAAAACAAAGAGATGCGGGTACAGCTTTTAAAACTATACGATCTGGAGGGTTGGGAGTAGTTGTCATCTAAAATACCCCCGCACTTAGGGCTTTATTAATGTTAAGGGATTACGGCGGTTGCTACATTAGACAGCTCGCCTTCCCCTCCCGTATTCCACCCTGCAATAGTGTAGTAGTATGTATTAGTGCTACTAGTGTCCTCGTCTGCGTAGGATGTTTGAGAAGAATCGATCTCAATATAGCTACCAGCTTGAGTTTTGAGTTCGCTCTTGCTCGGTGCAGACCCCGCACTACTGGTAGCTTGACCTACTTTATATAGGAAATATTTTTCAGGAGCACCTCCAGAGGTGGGTGCAGACCAAGATAAGTTTACTGTTGCCATAGGTTTATATTCTAATTTGCGGAGTTAATTTTCAATCGTTTGTATTTAATCATATATTAACCTTTTTACCTATAATCTGGTCCCACTTTTCTTTTTCGTAGAAAGGGCATCTCCCGTTTTTACAAGCTTCGCTCCAGCTAATTCTTGTCTCAATTGTCTTAAAAATCCCAGGCTCAAGTTTAGTGCTGTATGGTGCAAATTTGTTCATCTCGGAATAGTCCGATGGGTTTACACCTATTTTAGGTATAAGCCTCCATGATATGTATGTTGGGTGCATAGGAGGTTTCCACCCTTGCACTCTTCCGTTTACATAGTACCCTTGAATAGCAGCGTCGTGAGGTATGCTATCGACATCTACAGTCCATTGAGTTGTAAACGGTGCGTCATCTATGTTTCTAGTAGAGTTAATTTTATCATCTTCAGCGAAATCAAAAAGCTCGTCTACATAGTTAATTAAAGCGAGATACTCAGCCTCCCATTCAGGTATTATTATATCAAAGTCTACAGTTCTTGGTATAGGCCAGTTTGATATATATTGATATCCTGACTCGTTGGAGTACCATCCAGGGAATCCTGGGAAGATATTAAGGAAATTGTAGTAGACAGAACGAGATGCGTGGATTTTAGCATCGTTATTATCACCTACAGGTACATCACCGATCATAAACCTGCCATACCTTAAAGCCTGATCCCAACGCATATGGTTAGGGTAGTAGCCACTTATTTGACTAGCGTAGAATGAGACGGCAGCGCTAAAACTGTTAAAATCTGTACTATAATCTACATCCCCAAGTTTTATTACAATGTCATTCTTAATAGTCTGGTCATCAGGTAGCTTCATGAAGAACCCTCTGTTTCGACCGCCAACACCAAGCTTATACGACCCAAGTGGGAGAGAAGGTGCTTTAGCCCCTTCAATATACTGAGCTGCAATAATTGCAGACTTTTTAAGGTAATGGAAAAACAACCACCCGCTTTGTAGGGTTGGTCCTCTGTACTCAATAAATTCGTAGAGCTCCCTTACACTCCTTTGCATATCCTCAAGTGACTCCTCAACACTTTGGTAGGTTCCGTTTGCGTAAGGTGGGGGGTGGCCCGACTGAGTTGGCGTAGTCACCTTATTTGTTATCGGATCTTGAGGTGGTCCGCCAGGTGGTCCGTAAGTAGGCATTGGTGGGAGTGAAGAGTAATCCTCTTGGTTAGATTTGGTACCAGCCTGGTCGTCGAGATCTAAACCGCCCTCCCTTTTATCTCCATTTATATAGTGCTGCCATGCAGGATCTTCCTCAACATCTAAAAGGCTGTAGTGTAGAACTATAGACTTCGTATCAGGGTAGATATCGTGAGACCCTAGAACAAAAGACGACGACTTACCTAAATAAAGCTTCCATCCATTCTTAGCAAGCCTGTGGTATATCTTAATCATAAGTTCTCTACAAAACTTTTCCGTTATTTTCAGGTCATTGCTTAGCCATATCTTAGCCACTGAACCTAGAAAAGATGGGTTTATTTCCTTAACCCATTCGTATTTTGATCTATTTATGTTCGAACTAGCCCCTAATTGTGCAATAGCACTGTCTCTATCTTCAACAGCTACAGGCTTATCTCTTAGCTGTACGCTTTGTCCAGATGAACATGCAGCTTGTAGTGTTTCTACATATCCAATCTCCCACTCATTTATTGGCGTTATTCCAGTATCAACAAACCCAGTAGGTGTACAGCCTCCTCGGTTTGCTACTTTTTCAACCACGAGTGCTTGTTTATTTATGTCGTTACCATACCCATTAACTCCTTTGCTGGATCTCCCCCAGGGAACTCCATCCATTAACACAGAAGGTGCGTTATGTCCGTGCTCGAATATTCTATATGACTCAGTTATGAAGTGCTGCCCGTCAAAACCTTCACCGAAGTGGTCTGTTAAGTATACGGTATACAACCCTTTTTCAAGGCCAGCTATTAGTAGAATTGTTTTTTGCCCCTTATCTTCAGTTAAATAGTATTTAGCTCCCCACGCAGGTCGCCCCTCTCCTTTTGGAACTCCAGAATGTCTGCTATTTACGGTTTTTCTTTTTTTACCAAACTTACTCTTCCTGACATAGACAGGTTCTAGACAAGATCCTGACTTACACCATTTGTCGTCATCTATAAAACCTAAATATCTAAGCTCTGCCCACGGTATATAAATATCTACACTCATTTTTAATCTTTTGTAAAACGGTCCAAAAACCCCTGTTCGCTTTCATAGTTTCTATTACTGAGGTGGTATCTGATGTAATGGCTTAGGTCTCCGTATTCTTGAAACTCATCTAAAGGTAACCCATCCAAATCTATTTTTTTTTGCCTAAGCCATCTTGTGAAATCTTTTATCCCTGCTGGAATGCCAGCTTGCTTAATTTCATAATCAAGAAACCTAGTACCTAAGTAACACGCTGCATAAAATCGCATGGTTTCGGTGTCTGCATTCGAAAATGGCTGTAATTCCCTAACGAGTTCATAGAAATCTTCGTCTGAAGGCTGAGTGCCTATTTGATTAAGAACACGCTTATCCCCTTCAGTTAGCATGAGTGCTAACCCTTCTGTAAGCCAGTTATTTCGACTTGTTCTTCTTATGGTATTTTGACCTTCAAGAACATGGACCATTTCATGAGCTATTACTTGATCCCAGTAAAGACCTTCGTCAGAGCCCTTAACAAGGTCGCTCCCCTCTTCGTAAAAGTGAGCATTTATTGTCAATGACACTACATCGTAAATTCTTGTACTCTCGTTTTGACTGCGAGTAACGAAAGCCCCCATACTTAAATTTTCGTCATCAATTATTTTCACATACAGGGAGTCAGAAGGGTCTTCAATCCATCCATATGCTTCCTCTATGACGGCACCTGAATCAACAATCCACCCCTTAGTCTTATCAAGTAACTCGCTATCTCTGCTTTCTGACATATTAGTAGGGGGTTGTTGTGTTATTATGACCTAATATTTCATAACCGTTAATGACTGATCTCGGTATGTCATACTTGTAATAAACATTCATCCCGTAGCTTCTTTGGTTAGCGTCTAGTGGGTTTGGCGATACTTGAAAACTATATACCACGCCAGTAGTACTCCCTGCGTATGTTCCGAAGATGTTAAACTGCTCTAACGATTCCGCGTAGTTGTCTAATTTATGCAATTTCGCAGCATAAGCATACTTACCATCTTCGTTTTCTCTTACATTATTATACCACCTGCAAAGAAGCACTACATATCTTTCTACCGCTGGCTCGTATATCAAGAAGTGAGAATATTGATAAGTCCATCCAAAGCTTTGATCGAGCCTCCACGCGTGGTGGTCACCGCTTCTTGAGGTTTTCCAGTATACACTGCTTCCATAGTCACCGCTGAATGACATATCGGTCGTGTTTCTTTTGCCTATGTATTTCCATTGTGGCCACATAGTCCATAACCTTTTTCCAGTTGTACTCGTGTGACTGTAGGCGTATTTTATTTCATCTGATTTTTGGAAATGGGGTTTGCTTGACTGCTTACTGCGGTATGCCTCCTCGATGCTTTTGGCAGAGCCAAAGCCGTCATTTTTTTGAGTTTCATCAAGGGTAGGAGTGGAGATAGTCCCTCCAGTTAAATTTTTAGTGTGTATGGATCCGTAGAAATCATCACCGTAATCTTGGTAAGCTGTGTCGGGGTACCATTGTTTGGTTATAAACACATAATGAGGGCTTATTTGATCTGCCGATGCATTGTTCGGTATGACAGACTCATTTGACTGCTCAGGGCCTCCTGATACATCCTCACCTTGGACTGCACCAATGTCTGCATTAAATGCTTTTACTTCGAAATTATACTCCCCTGGGCCGCTCCCTCTAAACCAGTTAATACCTGGCCTGTCAGCAAAAACTCTATAATGCAAATTGTTAGGACCGTTAACAGGCACACTATCCTCTATCTTAACAATCGGAGGTTGTGTTACAGTTGTTGTAGCTTCTAAATCAAACTCACCTTGGTATGAAATGACACTTCCTTCAGGGAAGTATACAGGCAGTCCTTTTGCTATAGCCTGCTCTTTGGTTTCTGCCCATTTGCCGTCAGACTGAAACTGTTGAGTTTGCCAGGGCGTATCTATTGGTCTAAAAGTTTCTCCTATAATCGCTAAATAGAGTTTAGAGCTGCCGTCCTTAAACTTAGAAAGAGCACCGCCTGATCTATCAACAGTCACAGGAGCTGATAAACCTTTCACAATTCCAGGTACATCAGCTATTACTTCAGTTTTTAGACCCCCCGCATAGGGGTTTCCAACTGAGCTACCCACCATCCACGCGAAAATCGACCACCTTGGAACATCTGGTATAATCTCTTCTACATTTAGATCTAGCTTATCTACAAGAGACATAGCCACTGAAGGTGAGTCTCTATCCCACCTTACACTTCCTGGTTTGTCCGAGACAATACTACGCACCTTAAGAGGATTGGGTTCATTCCACAGTACTTTTTGATATTTATAAGGAGGTTCAGGGGCACGAACGGAAGTAGGTTCAGGGGCACGAACGAAAGTAGGTGGTGCAGGAGGTATAAAAATAATTTTCGGAAAAGCTTTGAGATTGCTGATAATGCCTGGTCTATCCCTCACAATACCATAAGTCCTTAAAGATAATGACCCTGGCGGTGTTTTAACTCCTTCAGGCTCGAATTGTATACTAGCTATATCTGAGAGTCCGTCGAGCGTTCCATCTTTTATAAAGTATAGGGTCCTTGAAAAGGTGAATATATTATAGCCTGTGTCTGCTGTTTCAAAAGAAAGAACTACTGGGTCTGTGTTTCCTTCAGACCTACTAAGCCACTCCTCAAATAGCTCTTTTAAGTAAACCCTTTTAGGTACAGAGGTGGATCCTAGACCAGGTGTGCTGGGCCCTAATATATCTGTAAGTTCTGTCTTTGTCATGGCTGAGCGTTGCTAAAACTCCACTGAAATGCTTTTTCTGTACCTGCTTTATATCCAGGACTATCCACTTCAGGTATGCCTGCTATAAAGTTTAAATACTCAGCCCCACTGAGGCCTGTTACTATTAGGTCACCCTGTGATGGAGTTATTAATGTGTCTAAGGTAAAGTAAGGCCCTTGTTCACTTCCTTCGTTCCTGAAATAGTTTAGTACAAAAGAGCCTTCGATTATAGCACCAAGTTCAGCGTTTAACGCTACAACTCCTGGAGGGTCAAAAAATATTTCTTTGTTTAAGGTAACGCCTGAAGGAGGTTCGACAGATATAACAACATCTCTTGAATATGTTGATGATCTCCCATCATTATCCATTGCTGTCAGGCTGACAGTAAATGTACCCTCGCTGTTGTATATTTGCGTAGGGTTAGTGGTAGTTGCAAAGTTGCCGTTTCCAAAATTCCAAGAGTAGAAAGCTATAATCGATTCCCCTTGTACTGTTCTGTTTAAGAATCTAGCCTCTGCGGAATTCCCATCAAAATTTTCTTTTTCTACTTCAAAGAAAGCGACTGGTCCGCTTGTAACTTCCTTTTCTAGTTCAATAACTCCAGGTATGTCTGGAATCACAAAGTCTAAGTTTATACTTGTCATCCCAGGAGGGAAGAAACTAGGTAGCTGAGTACTTAAATCTAAGAAGTCAAACTCAGGTACACCGAAACCTAGCTGTATGTCTCCCGAAGGTCTATCTGAAGCAATACTGTCTACTTCAAGATTTACGCCGACGATGTCGAAGTTTACTATATTGTCTATCCCTAGAAAGATCTGCCCAGGCTGGTCTAGAAGCCCGTAAGAAAAGCTTTCGTACACAAGCCTAGTAGAGCTGGGCGGGTCAGACTCAATGCTATCCACCCTTATCTGTACTGAATCTGACTGGTCGCTGTATATTTCTGCTTTTAATGATAGTACAGTCCCTGGGCTATAGGCTGTATCAGTACCGTCTTTACTAAGATTTATGAAGTGCTCATACTCTTTTGACTTAGCATAAACAATGTACATGCCAGCTTCGGCATTATATGTAGCAAAGCTTTCAGTTAAGTCATCTTTCAGCTCTCTATCCCAGACCCCTTTTGCTTTTGCGGATGCCTGATCTGAGTCAGCAGGTTCTTGAGACATTTCATGCGACTTAGTAGTAGACTCATCTTTGTATATCTGCTTGTCATGGCCGAGCCAGTATTTTTTGTCTGACTCACCTCTTACTACTTGGTTATTAACAGAAGCAGAAAAAACACCAGAGGGTGCTTGCTCAACTCGAAAACCTGTCTCCGCCTGGTCTGTCTTTACTGGGTATAGTATGTGGCAACCTTTATCTGTATGAACAATAACAGCATCTCCTCTTACAGAAAGAGATGTTATTCTAGAAGCATTGCTCATTAGAATTTCCACAGTGCTTAAGTTTCCAGGGTTAAACACAGTGTTTTCTGTAGAGTGCGGGCTGTCTCTTCTTTTTACTGTGCTTCCAGCAGGTTCTGTAATATAGACAGTTAATGGAGAGTCTGGGTTTCCAGCAGCGTAAAGACACTTTCTTGGTCCAACCAAAAACATTGTGCATTTCGGAAACTTAGACCACTCATGAGCATACTCTTTGTAGTCGGGTTTTTGTTTATATATTTCAGAAGAGTCTTGAGTCCCGCCATCTTCGCTGATGAAAATAGCATCTTTGGATCCATCTCCAAAGGCATAGGTGTTGTTGCCTACGGATGATAAGACACATTTCTCTTCGAGAAATGTGTCATCATTTATAATTGGGTACACTTCACCTAGCTCTAATAAAGGAGCATTGTCCTTCGATCTTAGTGCTAAGTCGTGAACTTCGTTATCTCTCGATACCAAGAGTAGTGAGTTTCCTTCACTGTCGTCTGCTCCATTTATTGAGTTTTCAGATCCAGATGACATATCTCCGTAGTCACCCAGCTCCTCCCACACGGGAGCGGAACGCAATCCACCCTGTCCGTGGGGGATGCATCCTTCCACTAGTCGAAGACTGCCCCGATCCGCATCATCGCGGTGCGTTTCAATCCCGCTGAAGGAGACTATCCGAAAGTACCTCACATTAAGATTATGACTTCTTCTTGTAAGGAAACAAGCGGTTGAGTTTTTGCTGTCTTCTTTTGCAGGCTCCGCATTGAGGTATCCTTAATGTATCAGTAATCACCTTAATTGAATCGCCTAGCCCTTGGCTTTTTTTATTTAGATTAATTTTCCCTGGAGGGTCTGGTATTATGTTTGTTATTTTCATCTAGGTTTTACGGTTAGTGTGTATTTATATATCTCCATATAATCATCGATATTCTCTGCGACTGGGTTGTATTCAAAAACACGAGTAAATTCACCTCCAAGCCAGTGGTCGTAAAATATTCCGTTCCCCCCTGGTACAGCCTTATAATTCCCATTATAAATGGGCGTTGCTTTAAACATCCAAGCAAACATATCAGGGTAGTATATTATCTCTACGAAATCAAAGTTGATTTGATCGCTATAATAAAAACAAGGGTTGTAACGGTCTAAATAGCCCCCACTTCTTTTTGCTTCGTAGTTATATACAGTTGTCTCAGTCTCACCCCAGGTATAGTCTCGGTACTCTATGAAATCGCCCCTTCGGGGGCTCGCTACTGTACCTATGTTTTCGTGGACATAATACCCTAAAATATATTCAGTTTCAGTAGCAATTACTTTAAGAAATCTAGGATCGTCAGGATCCATCGGTGCTACTTCTGTATACTCGTATACTACTTCTACATCTATTATGTCGCCAGGTGGTTCCGCCATAAAGCTTAGATCTTCTCGGCAATCCAAACCATGATTAACACATTCCAAAGACCAGCTTCCGTCAGGTTGTAATATTACTGAGCCTATATGGTCACCAATAACGCTATCGTCATCATACCCATCGTAAACCATAGTCGCACTGGTAGTGCAATACATAGTCTTATCACATGCTGTTATTTTGATTTGAATATTATTGTCTTCTGGGACTTCTCCTCGCCAGTACGCATAAAGTTTTAACTCATCCCAAGGCTGCTCTATCCAAATATAGTATCCAATATTATAGGATGTAGTATATTCGGGGTCGAGCGTATAACGGCCTTGATTTGTGTTTTTATACACGGGCGTATGGGTTAAGATGCCTCCCCCAGAAAAACTAACATCTACCGTTAAGAAGTTTTTGCACGGGTCGTTACTCATGCCAGCAGGGGGGCACTCGCAGCATCCTTTCTTAAAAAAACTAGCCATTTATTTAGACTGGGTTTTTATAGGGAACTTGTATTTGCCTAACCCCGCTATCAGTTGACGGGTCGCATATCTCGATAGTCTCCCAGCCGTCAAATTCAACGGGGTCAGTAGAACCTGTAGAGGTTGGGAGTGCGTGTTCCTCGATCTCTATGAGATCTTCCCCATCTCCATCTGTGGTTTCAACAGTACTGAGTAGACCGCCCCAGTATATGTAGTTCCTGTACTTTTTTGTTATTTTTAGAGTACTTCCCGACGAACCAGATACTATTTCATGCGATATTTCGTAGTATAGTTTTTCTACCTGATTAATGGCTCCTGTGTTTGAGTATGGGGCGACACCGTTGTTTCTAAGCAGCGGTACCCATGCACCTTGAGCGATTTCATTGGAAAAAGCATCACCGACAGATTCTAGAGTAAGAGAAGCCCCAGTCCCTTTTACATTAAAATTAATCGGGTCTTGTGCAGTTTCTATGTACCCTTCACCAGGTTCCTCGAAAGCGTAATTTGCAACAGCATCTCCATCTCCAGACCCTGTTCCTGTTCCTGTTGACTGCGTTATGGTAAATGACCCAATTGTTATCTCTTCTCCATAGGAGGCAACTGTTTCGTCAACAAGTAGACCGCTTTGAAACAAAGTGCTTTTCTGACTAGGCACTGCATAGATAGTTACAGTTTTTATATCGCCATTTGTAACCTGGGCCACCCTAAATCCAGAGTACCCATTAAATAAAGTTATGTCGTTCTGCCTTTTTATTGTGTACTCAGGGTCTGGTTCTATGGGCAGGAAAACAATCTTGTCATCTTTATTAAAATTCCCGCCTTCTACAGCACCCACATTCTCAAATATAGATACTTCTTCAATACCACCTACAGACCTTTCAGTCAGAGCGATATCGCTTGGATTAAGGCCGAAAGAATTTAAAACAACAGTCCCATTATCAGTTCCTTTTGAAATAATTTCATATGAAGACTCAGTATCCCCAGAAGTATGAACGCCTTTTTCTGGAGACCTTGCAGCTTTTCCGCATTCGTCTACTGAAACCTCAATTTCTTTTGCTTTTAGGTTTTTTGATAAAAGCGTAGACTTATTAAAAACAACAGGTGTGAAGTTAGCATCATAAGATCCGAAAGATATTGCTGTCTCTGTTTTTTGCTTACCTATTTCGAACTTAGTAACGATACCCATATAACCAGTAGGCTCATCCCCATCTAGCTGGAAGCCACCGTCTACTGGGTCTTCGGAGAACTTTAAACCGACTATATTTCCTATATCTTCTTCAACAGGGCTTTCTTTAACTACATCAGTCACGGTCTGTACATAGTTGAGTAGGGTCGTTGTTGAGTTTTTTGTTACATTCGAAACAATGTCTAAGTTTTCAGGTGTTTCTCCTGATTGTGGTAGAACTATTTCATCTATTTTTATGGTCTTAGGTATTGGCTCACCGTTTCCATCAAGCTCATCAACGCACTCTTCTGGTTTTGTTCCGCATGTATTCCATGCAGTAAAACTTCTAATGGCATCCCCTGCCTCGTCTCTTTCGCTTGCCAAACAGTCAAATCCATCAGGTTCTGCTTCCTGTGTACCGCAACCAATACCTTTTATTCCGCTGTCTGGGATAGAGCATATTCCGAGATAATAACACCCATCAGGAACTTCTTCACTAGATTCACTTTCTTGATTATCTGGATTAATTATTTCAGTCCCCTGACATTCCAGTACTAGATAATCTCCGTGGGATATATTAGTAGGGTACTCAGATATTTTGTCGTACCTATACTTAAATGCTAGCCTGAAAGCTTCCTGTGCATCTTTTGCAGTTTTTATTTTACTGCATTCGTCATAGTCAGTTCCATCTAGCTCTTCTATTTTTATAAAATGAACAACTTGGGACTTCCCATTAATTTTTACATCTATGAAATTAGTTTCTTCAGGCAACTCCTGCCCGTCAGTTGCATTCTCAATAGCTTCTGCAAGTTCCTGAACTTTATCCTCTAGCTCAGAAATTTTCTGCTTGTTCTCTTCGTCATCCATTAAGAAACAAAAGTTAGTTCAACTTTCCAAAGTCTTTTTCCTTTAAATGATGAGACAGGTGTTATCTTAGTAGTAAGTCTTTCAGAATTCCCTCTATTTAGAGATCCAATGTAAGAAGCACCCCAGGCTATACGACCACCAGCCTTACTTATAGGTTTTCCTTGATAAACAGCAGGTGCACCATCGCCACAATCGTAGTTTAGAATTATGTTTTTTTGACCTTGGAGTTGCCCTATATTTACATTCGTGTCTTCTGTGGATTTAAAACTAACAATGGCACTGTTGCTTTTTTTAAATACAGCGTTCTTTATTAGCTGCTTGTGAGAAAACCCAGACCCGCTTCCAAAACCTTCAAAATATATATCTACCCAAACACTAGGCCATGAGTTTCCTCCTGAGCCTCCAGTGTACGCAACCATATCTTCGGGTAGAGATTTCCCGACATGAAAAAAAGTATACTTCCAAGCTTGTGCAGCTTCAGACCCTCCCGATATGTCACCCCAGTCCATTATACTGAGACCGTTTTGATCGAACCTTACAATCTGAGGAAGATCTATACTGTTTCTCTGCGTGGATGATGTAGCAGTTGACCAGTACCCCTCAAGAGGTATAATCCAGGATACCTGCCAAAGATCCACACCTGGGTTTGATATGTCTACCTTTGCACTGTTTTCTAGAGGTTCGCAAACGCCTTTGCTATTAGACAACGCGATAAAAAGGTTTGAGTTGTTTAATTGAGGTGTTTTTAGCGATCTAGGAAAGTTGTTAGCTGATATGATGTTTGAATTAAAACCATCTATTGAAGGTCGTGTATTCTCAACTGCTACAGGTAGATAATCCCAGGCATCGTAAAATCCTGATTTTTCAACACTTGGGTGTTTTTGGAAATTAGTTTCTGAGTAACCTCTTTCGTGAGCTTTTCTTAAAACAACATAGTTCCTTGTTACCTTTTTAAAATCCTTTGATTCAGTTATGTTTTCAGATATGAAAGTATCTCTTAAATCAACAAAGGTTCTAGTAAGATAAGCTTTTTCCATAGAGCTTCCAGAGGGCTCTATAGTTTGATTTGTCAGGTAGAAGTTTTTGTATTCGGTGTCTTCTTCGCCTATTTCTAGAAAAAGCGGTACACCATCAACCGAGATTTCGCCAGTAACTGTTGACGAAAAAACCCCGTTTCTTACAACTTTATCGCCTTGTACAACATACTTTCTCTGAATTGTATTATACCCAAACTTATTGTCTTGGACAATTTTAGGCCGAGAAAGTTGTCTGATTTTCAGATCTTTCATCTACCACCCTGCTCTTCTGCTTAGTCTTAAGTTTTTATGCTTTTGAGGGGAGACTAATGTAGAGAGTCTTTTCCTAGCTTCGGCTGCACTTCTCATGATAATCTCCTTGTTGTCTCCGTTATACCTGGGATCAACAAGCATCTTATTCTGTGCTATTGGAAGAACTATGTCATAGACCAAATCTCCAGGTATTCTGAAAACCTCTTCGTCGAACTCTAGACCCGCAGGCACGATATTCGCGACAATTTCAACCGAGTATTCTTTATCTGGTACAGGATATACTACGAGTTTAGGTATTACCTGAGTGTCACTCCCGTTATCGGTTTGATCTACAAAATACCATATAGGTCTGTCTTTTTCAGGCTCCTCCATATTAATTGATGGAAAACGACCTCGATATATTCCGACAGGTCTAAAATCCCCACCATGAAAAGACCTAGCTTTAATCTCATCGCTTCTCGCATTCATCGGGGATAGTGGACCGTGATCTACAAGAACAGGCGTTTTATCTACATCAATAACCTCTGGGTCAAGTTCTACCTCCTGCACCCCTTCTTCGAAAACCAGTGTGTACTTTCTTGTAGCCCATCGTGGTCTTCTTCCATCAATAGGTGAGTAGCACTCTCGATATGCTTGGTTTACTGAGATTCTTACTCTTGCAGCGTCTACTGCTGGAAGTTCTTCCGTTGAATCAGCCCCCAGCATACTTGCGACCTGGTCACATACCTCAATAAAAGAAATCTCTGACATAACAGATATATTCTAGGACTCCGCTTTTTCCTCGACTACCGCTTGTAATTTAGAAACCCCTTTTTCAAAGTGGTGATCTACATCTTTTTTCTTTACGGCTTTTTTCTCTTTTTTAGGGGTCTCTTTTTTTTCCTTTTTAGGCACTTCTTTATTCTTCTCCTCCATTAAAACAGAAAAGAACATTCTTTTATAAAGCTTACCCTGTGTTCTAAAAATATCATCAGCCTCTCTTTGGTTTTTAGGCTCATATGCATAGTGTCTGCTTTCTTTGTCCCACTCGAAGTTATACTGAAAACGGCTCATGCCCTTTACTCTAATAAGAGGGATTGTGCCCATCTGATCTCTTTTACCAATAATTATAATTTTCATAATGTTTTTTAAAAAAAGCCCCTCCCCGAAACTCAGGGAGGGGCTAGGGTTAAGCGTGAATGTAGCTAAGGCTTAGAATGAGAAGCCAGGGATCTGACGAACTGCCTCAATTAACTGCACACCAGGGATTCTTCCATTGGTGTCTTGGTAAGTAGCCATTCCGTAAACGGACTGAACACCTACAGCAGATAAGTGTGCATTATTACCACTATTAGCAAAATCATCATAGTGGAAAATCTGTTCATTGAATACACCACCTTTTGCGTAGTATAGTGCAGATTTACCCATTGCTACTGCATATCCAATAGGAGTAGATGCGGAGTTTGCTTGGTAGATAACAGTACCTACTGGAAGCGTAACTCCTGCAATAGCAGCAGCATTGTTAGCCTGAGCAGTACCAAGGTCGGCGAGTCCGTTGATTGTGGACCCATCGGCACTGATGTTAGCGTAACTTACGCTGTAGTAAGTACCATTAGGCTGTACAATCAGAAGATTGCCTCCACCATTAGGCACAACATGCTGTGCACCACCACCACCAGGAATGTTGGAATCAAAGCCAATGAAGTTAGCGAATGTATCCCCACCTAGATTTAGAGCAGCAGCCTGAACAGTGCTTTGAGTAGTAACGAGAGCTGTTGGAAGAAGGGGTGAACCTTGACGACCGTCAGCAGTGTCGATGATTACATTATGGTTAGCAATCATATTGCCGTCCCACATTGCATAGTTACCGCTGTACAGTTTGTTAGAACTGCTACGCTCGTCAGCTTGGAGAATAGCTTCCATGTAATCGGGATCACTGCGAAGTGGACGAAGCACTGCGTCAGGGGCGAAGAACAGGTAGCCAGGAATCTCGGTTTTATCATCCCCTCCAACATTCATGGGCTCACCGCCTTGAGCGATCAAGGCTTGTTTTGCTTCCTGAATGATGTCGGTACTAAGACCTTCAGCGTAGGTAACTGCCCCATTAGCTCCGTAGTCGGAGATCAAGTTGGAGGTATTGTTGTTTAAGCAAGTGTCACGAAGGCACGACTGAATGTGGTCTTGCTCTGTACGCCCTGCCCACTCGGACATAACCTCAGCGGAAAGCTGATCGATGGTTTTACCAGTGAATCTCATAAGTTTGATAACTTGCGTCCATGCGACGGCGTGACGAATTAAGTCAACCTCCACACTGAAAGTACCAAACTTTAACTTACCAGTGTTGTTTTTGAGGATTGCTTCCCCACGAACACCTTGACCACGGATAGGAGCGACAGAAGTGAAAGTCACTTTATCTGATCCACCAGCGGAGAGATCTCTTTTTTCAACTACAGGAGCAGCCGATCCTTCAGATCCGATGAATTTGGAGAATACATTCTTTTCACGAGCATCACGAGTTACGAGCTCCGACCAAAGCCGTGTACGCAAATCGCCGTTAGCGAAAATATCTGTAGTGTAGTTAGTATTATTTGAAAGAAGGTCAACATTACCAATACCTGGTTGTGCTGCCCCTTGAGTTGTTTTAATAGCCATTTTATTTAATAATTATAGTGTTTTTTGTTAAAACCCTATCTAAGAAACTGCCTACCATCTGGCTGACCTAGCATTTGAAAAAGTTGTTCGTTTGAAAGGTTGCCTACATTGTTAAGGACTTGTTCCGCAGATATAGGTTGGTTTGCGGGTTTTGCAGTCTGTCCTGTTGTCAAAACTTTAGCCTGATTACCCATGACGGGTGGTTGTTGCTGAGGTGCAACTTGCTGAGGTGCAACTTGCTGAGGTGCAACTTGCTGAGGTGCTTCTGTAGCACCCTTACTCATTGCAAACTCATTTGCCATAATCTCAGGCCATCGTGGTGACGCAAAAACTGCTGCATAGTCGGGGTCTTGCTCAGCGTTTGATATAAAGTAGTCAAACTCCTTGCGGTACACCGAGTTCTTGTTATCCAGCTCTGGATACTTTGAAACGGCATTATTCCGACTCTCCAACGCTCTTTGCCGTTGGGATTCTTGAGCAGATCGAGTTTCTTGTTCTTCCTGCATCTGACGCTGATTTTGCAAATTATTGATCTCTAGCTCCTTTCGAAACAGATCTCTTTGAAGCTGTATAGCTTTAGCAGTGTCCATATCTTCAGTAGCCTCAGCAATTTGAGACTCCAAAGAAACAACGCTTTCTTTCAAACCGTTAAGATTTAATTCATATGGATCTTCTTCTGGTTGGCTCGGTTGTTGAACCTGAGCAACCTGCGGTTGAGCGGTTTGCTGTCTTCCGTATATTACATCGGAAGCATCTTGAAAACTGCCCTCGAATCCAGACGATCTGTACAAATCAATAACTTGTTGATCGAGCTCGCTTCTTGGTCTTACTCTTCTTTTCGCCAGACGGTCGGCATCACTTTCAGCCTCGTTCGTCTCTATAATCTCGGTAAAATCCTCCTCTTGATCGCTCACTTCGCCTAACGGCTCAGTTTCGCTTTCTTGAGATGGAGTCTCCTCGATCTCGGGGCTTGCAACTTCATTGCTAGCCTCGGTTCCTAAAGCATCTCGGAGAGCGTCGGTTGCCACATCCGAAAGATCTTGTTGTTGTTGAGGGGATTCAACCACCTCTTCTGTATTTTGCATACCAGCAGAATACAGCGTACTGATTTAAAAATTAAGCGATTGTATTAGTACTTGTAAATACCTCTTGCTCCAGGCTTCTTTTTCTCAGGCTCCTGGCATTTTTGTTTCTTAATGCACTCTTTATTCTTACAACCTGGGCATGGTTTAAATTTTTGTTTATCTTTTTTTTCCATTTTTTACCTCCTGGTATACTTTTATAGACATATATATTATAGTTATTAAACCCGCTATACTCCCGAATAAGGAATCTAGCGAAGAAAGTCCGAAAGTAGCTAATGTGCCACCAACTCCTGTTACTGCTACTCTGTCGATTATGTTCATTTATCGTCTGTGAGGCGATGGCCCGAAATAAAAGCCGAGGATTCCCATAAGGGCTGTTTGCCCCATGTATGCAAGGTGTCCGCTACTGAGCGTGATGGGGTCTTGGCTTGCTGGCCAAGAGATGATTCCGAACAGCAATTCTGTTCTTCCTTCGCCGTTGGCGTTAGTGATAGAAAGGAATTCCGCTTGTGGGAATATGGTACAGAGCAAGACGCAAAAGCAAAGAGTGCCAATCCCCATAAAAGCAATAATGCGACGAGAAAAATCCCTGAACTCATTATTACCTCCTTCAGCCAGCTTAGCTTGTAGCTTAATGAAATTTTCATTTGCTCTACTTTCCCTTGCAATTTCGAGCTCGTGCTTCTGGCGGCGACTCTCAAATAGAAGTCCGAACCCACCTTTGAGCATAGCCCCCATAGCAGTAGAACCGCCTCCAGTAAGAAGCATAAGAAGGATCTCACCCATTTCACTCCCCTCCTCCGTAACGCATCTTATCTAAAAGCTCTTCATGCTTTCCTGATATTTTTTCTAAAAAAGTAAGCCTCATATTTTGCTCAGCATCGTCAGGTAAAAACCCTAACTCTCCGCGAGGCCATTTAATCCTAAACTCCGCATTCATCTTAACATCATGATTAAGTCGAAGGATCTCCATCTCCAGGGCGTTTAATCGAGCGTAGATCATAGCTCCAGAGTAAACAATGAATATGGCTGTGCCGAAAACTTTGGCAACGAAGCCTAGGTTGGTTGATACTTTTTTGTTCTCTCCTATCTCGTCGCTCATAATAATGCTGGGATTAACTTGGAGTTCTTATCGATACCACTAATGGTTGGATCACTTGCAATTGCAGGGGGTAGTTTTGTTTCCAAAGACTCATCAACTTGTCCTTTGATGTATTGAATCAACTCCCCATTGTCCTGCGTCATTGGTTGGTCATATAGGTCTGCGTGGAGAATACTTGTGCCATTGTCACGGAATATTCTCGCACCAGAAATAACCAATGGAGTGTTGCCAGTGTTCTGTAATTTGATGTCAGCAATGGCAGTATTCACTCGATAGTTCATGTGGTCAATCGCATCGATTGCACCAAACCATTGCCCAATGCCAGTAGAGGTGGTTGTTTGTTTTACATAGAATGCATAGAACTCTCTGACATCTGCGACCCCATCACCATCAGAGATGTCGATCTGCACATTCGGATAGTCTGCGGACAGGGTAGTCAGATTGTCTGCATTAATTCCGTTGTCGTTATAGATAGTGTCTGCCTGTTGGTTTGCCTCGAAACTAATACCTACACTCGTTGCGATACCAAAAGCCTCGTAGGGGAGGAATGCCCCTGTCCCTGCTTGGCAGGTGATTCGCAGACGAATATTGTCACCCAAACTCACTTCTTGGCCTGTGTAAGTGCCAGACGATGTCACTTTGTTTCCTGCCGTACCTGCAACCACTAAGTTTTCTACCTCTAGGTTTTTGGTAATATTGAAAAGTTGCAGGGTTGCAGTTGCCTCTACATTTGTAACCTCCCAAGGCAGGACCGTGTTTTCCCCATAAGTTCCGATAACTTCTGCATTGTTGCTTAAAGTAATTGTTCCAGTGGTCTGAATATCTCCGACAAAACTGGATGCCTTGATGGTTAATATGTTACCGCTAATCGCGAATGCAGAAGCAGCATCCGTTACATTTCCGTCAATCACTACATCGTAAGAGCCCGCATTAATGGAGTTACCTTCCCGTGAAACAATAGTTGATGTTTCTCCTGCGTAATTATCCACTAAGTATGATTTTGCTCTATTGTAGAATTTCTGCGGCGTGTCTATTTCACTATTACCATCTGCTGTTGCTTTCGTCTCAGTAATGAGTTGGTCGTCAAACAAAACCCAATTAACAGCAAGTTCGCCTAATCCTTTAAGGGCTTGAGTAGAGGAGGAAAGTGAGTGGTTATAAGAGCAAAACTGGAATGTAAATTCATCGGCATCCGTATTATCATTTGAACGACGGTCTACCCGATAGAAACCTCCAAAATTATCAGTATCCCAATCAGAAAAATCAGGCCTTCTCGTATTTGATGAGCTAAGACCCCAGCTGTTATTTGCTTTTACATATAAGTTGGGGTAGTCGTTTTGCGCACTAGGGTCATCTGCGTTATATTCGTGTAAATGGGCAGAGGTTGTAATCTTTAAGGTTGATATATTACCATTTGCATCCGATGTCGCGCTGTACTCAAAGGGGTTAGTGTAATCATATGTGACCGAACCATCAGCATT